GTCACGCTCAAACTCTGCAAAGGCAAGCATAACATTACGAATCAGTTTTCCGGTCGATGTGTTGTTCATCAGACCCATATTCAGAATATTCACGGACACGTCTTTTGCAAGCAAGCTGTCAATAATTTCAATGCCGCCCTTCACGGAACGGGCAATACGGTCAAGCTTCGCCACGATCAGCGTATCTCCCGGCTGGATTTCAGCCATCAGCTTATCAAGTTCCGGGCGATGCAGCTTCGTTCCGGTGTAAACATCCGAAAAGATTTTCTGTGCGCCGTTAGCTTTCAAAAGTTCCGACTGGGCTTCAAGGCTGTTGCCGTCAATCGCCTGACCAGCGGAACTGACACGAGCGTAACCGTAAATCATTCAGGTTCACCGTCCTTTTCCTCTACTACTTCATAGCAACCAGCACGAGTGAGTTTCCCATTCGCAGGTTCTACGACCAGTCTGTACCCGAAAACCTCAAGAATTTGAACCATTGTAGATAATTTCATATCATCAGCGAGGACACGAGAAGATGCGCTGGAAATGGTTTTGTAGTCAAGCTTTTCCCGGAGATATTCGTATGTTTTATGCTGATTCTTCATTATATCACGAAGGATTTCGCTTGAGTTCACCTTGTTATTCGTTGCAGCCATTTTTCGTTCCTCTCTTTCTTTAATGCCAGTATACGCTTTCTAGCGTAAATTGTCAAGAGTTTTCTCAATTTTACTATCACCAAGTCCAGATATTTCTGAGGTCTCACTTATGTGACCGAATTATATTTACAGAATGTATATATTTTATAAAAAGAGCGATAATTCGTAATGTGAAAAATCTGTTTGTAAACTTATTTATTTACATTCTGGGAGCGAACCGCTATCAAATATCACACATCTGTGACACAAATTCAGATATATCTGATGCAAATTATACAAATTGGGCTGTTGACAACTATATACCAAGCGTCTATAATCTAAGACAGCAGAACACACGATGAATCAGCCAACAACGGTAGATTTATCCTTTGTGGCATAAAAAATAGGCCGTCAGCATACCGACCAAAGTAGCACTGACGACCTATTCCACCACAAAACAGAAGCTGCGCAACCAAGGGCGCAGTCTCGGTTTCTGTCAATTATTATAGCAGAAGCAGACAACTTCTGCAATAGAAAGGAGCAAAAAACATGAATTTTCCCACAACAACCGAAGAATTTCTGAAAACCCTTGCCCACGGCAAAGAGCCGACCAGCAAGGATAGGGAGTACGCAGAAGCGCTGGGTAAGCTGTCCGAACTGAACTACCGGGCAGGGTACGAAGCGGGAGCAGCCAATAAGAACGGCAAAATCTGATGTCAACACTAGCGAACACAATATCTAGTGTATTTTTGATTGACATTCAGATATTTTGCAGTTACACTTATTGCACAGCAAAACGAAAGGGGGTGAATATGTATGAGTAGTCCTTACGCAGAGCGTTACGGTCACACCGTTACCATCAGCGTGACGGAACGGCAGTTTGCAAGCTTGCAGGAATACTGCATCAAGAACCGGGTCTCCATCTCCGCTGCGTTCCGTGAAGCGTTCTTTACGCTGCATCCGATGGATTCCACCAATGAAAACGAAAAATGATACGCTCGCTGCTGTCGGCAAACTTTAGCGAGCGTATCATGTAAACCCTGAGAGAAGCATTCTCTCGCCGTTATTATAGCAGAAAATTGCTTCTCTCACAAGTGAAAAGGAGCTTTTTAATGCAACTTTCTTTGTCTGAGAACATCAAAATCTTCAACAACGCCGAGTTTGGCGAAATCCGTGTCATGCTCATTGACGATGACCCTTGGTTTGTTGGAAAGGACATTGCGGTAGCACTTGGCTACGCAAAGCCTGAGAACGCACTGTCAGCACACGTTGATGAGCAAGATAAAACCACTACCCTGATTCAGGGTGATGGTTCTAATTACAAGAGCAAGACAACCATCATCAACGAATCCGGCCTGTACAGTCTGATTTTCAGCAGCAAGCTGGAAAGCGCACAGCGGTTCAAACACTGGGTCACTCACGAGGTTTTGCCGTCCATCCGCAAGCATGGAATGTACATGACCGACAACCTGTTGGAGACGGCTATTGCCAACCCGGACTTCGTGATCGGGCTGATTCAGAACATGAAGGCCGAAAAGGAGAAGAGTGCAGCGTTGCAGATGCAGAACAAGCAACTCTGTGAGAAGAACGAGGAGATGCAGCCTAAGGCAGACTACTTTGACGACCTCGTGGCGTGGAACGTGTCTACCAATTTCCGCTCGACTGCAAAGGAACTGCGTATCCCTGAACGCCTGTTTATCAAGATGCTCATTTCTGACGGATACATCTACCGTGACAAGAGCAAGGGCATCTTGCCGAAAGCGGGCAAGGGCGACGGCTTGTTTGCTGTTAAGGAATACTGTAACCAGAAGAACAAGCACGGTGGCGTACAGACCAGAGTAACGCCGAAAGGCCGTGAGACGTTCCGTCTGCTTTATGCAAGCATCCGTAGAAGCGTATAATAGACAATAATAAAAGCCAGTGGTTAGAGAATATCTAGCCGCTGGCTTTTTGTGTTATAGGTCAATAACAGGCTTTTCGGATTTTTCTATACCAAGAACCAAATTTCCACTAATTTTAATCCACTCACCGTCTTTACAGTTCACATTGATAAGCTGACTATATTCATAATCGTACTGAACGCCAACGTGTTCAAAATATGTACAAGCGCCAAGCGTTGTGTTTCCTTCTTCTTTATACTTTTGGAATAAACCAGCACCGAACACCCATTTAAAATTGTACACTCCAACAGGTATATCCTTGCCAACAACATAATCGCCAGCAGGGATTTGGTTCTTTTGCAGCTTCAAAGGAACTTCATTATCACGAATTTTCCTTTGTCGTTGTTCTGGCTCGGTTTGCTCTTCTTCCATATCAGCTTCTATTGATTGTTTTGTTTCAGGGTCTTTACCTATCATTCCAGCAAGCGTATCCCTGTCCCACAGTTCAACATTTAATGTTTTAGCCAGCGTTTGCGCATTTGGAGTAAAATAAACATTTGTGAACACAACAGCTTTATCCGCTTCATATTTCTTTGCGCCAGCGTAAATCTCTTGAATCGGCTTCAACCCCAAGTTTGAACTGTACCGTTTGCATTGAAACGCCCATTTCTGGTTATCTTTATTCGCGGTTATATCAACTCCGTAGTCTCCGCTCGCTTTTGTGACATTAACATTTTTGAACCCGTTTTTTCTGAGAACTTTTGCGATAAAATACTCAAATCGGTGGCCTTCCATATCGTCAATTTTAGAGAAATCAATATCTACAAGCGTATCTTCACTACTTCGTTTTGATAGAACCACTATCAAATAAAAAAATATAACGATTGCAACAATGGCTATCATACAGCAAGTCTCCAGCATTCATAAAAGCCAGTGGCTTTTCGGCTACTGGCTTTTAATTTTTACTTCTGCTCTTCTTCCTCGTCACAGTAGTTTGTGTCGGTGCGCACAAAGTGCATTTTCTTCGTTGTGCCTAAAGCAGATGCCTTGTAAGTAATTTCACCTTTTTCATAGGTGAAAACCTTTGTGTCGTCACCGGATGCCAGCAAAGCGTGGTCTGTCTTATCTTTGTTGTTCTTTGAAGTCCAACTGTAAGTTTCTTTATTATCTTTTGGCGCAACATAAGTTCCAGCCCAGTACAAAGATTTTGTATCGCCACCATCGGATACCCAGTAAATGACAATTTCGCCATCCTTGCCGTCTTTGCCTTCTTTAATATATCCGGCTTGGTAACTGTCTCCTTTATCTTTTTCTTCCCAATTTCCAACAAGGTCAAGAGGTTTTGCAGGAGCCGCAGCACCCATCAAAAGCAAACAAGTCAAAGCAGCCGTAAGAACTGCCACAACGATTCTCTTTCTCATTTTTAATTCTTCCTTTCTTTGGCGTATAGTCTTTAGCTGATTATAGCACAATCTACGCTCCGAGAGGGGTCTTTTTGTATTTTTCGGAAAATTTGGAGACTTGCACAATCGGATGGATTCTGATTTGTGAAAGTGGGGTGGGTGTTAGCAACAAGAACCCCGAAAACCGCCTTTTTCTTTGAAAAATTTTATCGCGGGCATGACCTGCCCCACCCCCAGCGCTCCCTGTATACCCCGCCGGCGGAGACCCCAGCACCCCAGCGCACCCGGACGGCCTGCACAGTACAGGCAGCAAGGCAGACCACGCCACGCACAGACACACACGCCCGGACGCTGGGCACGCTGGGCGATCGGGACGGCGGCGGCGCTGGAAGGCGGGCAGTGTGTCCGAAACTGTGCAAAAGCGGACAAGCCAAAACTTAAAAAATAAATACGCAAAAAAGCGTAAATACCTATTGACATTTACGCAAGAAAGCGTATAATAGAATCAGACGCAAGAAAGCGTAACGCCTACCAAATACCACCACAAAACAGGAGGCCAAAACCATGAAACTAGAATTCAGAACCAAGAACACCGCATACGGCAATGCGCACTATTCAAGAACTTATATACAGCAAAGTAGATTCCATCTTTTTTCGGTTGCGAATCGTTTACGCTAATCCACTCGTTCATACTCTCACCTCTTCATCTTCGTTTCGATGTTGTCCAGTTTCCGTGCAATCCACCAAACGGAACAGCAGTTGTCCAACTGCCGCCACCAAGCGCACTTTTCTTTCTCGCATACGCACCGCCCAAGCGGATTGCTGGTCATCTTCATCGGACAGTAAAGTTCGTTGTCCATCAGTCATTTCCCTTCTTTGCGAAAGGATTATACTCACTAGGGTCTGCCTTATTCGCCCATTCAACCCACTCAACAACTTTCTTTCGCAGTTCGTCATCAAGTAGAAATGGCTCACGAATCAAAATAATCTTTGGATTCTTCTTCATAATGTCTGCATTGGTCTTGATTTCATCATAATCAATCGAGCCATCCGTCTGCCGCACCGTCACAGGTCATTATGAAATGGCACAGGCCACCAAAACCGACCCAGATCCAGACGGAACACAACCCAATATGCAGATTTTGTATCAGGCACAGGACTGTGGGGAAGCTGCGGCGATGAAGCGAAACGATTCTTATACCATCAACGAAGAAAATATTTTGCGCTGATTGTCGAATTATCGCAGTTTTTGAAAAAAATTTTGTCCTCGTTCATCCACTTTTTGTACACCTATCGGGCAAATTTGCCTTGTCATTCCGTCCCCCATAAACCGGAAATCGACAATATTCGTGTGTAATAAATAACGAATTATCGTTAATTTATTACCTGTGATTGGTCAGCTTGTCAATCTGTCCCCCATAGTGCAGATTAGGTATACCTTTCCATCCACTTTTTGTACACCTATCCGCAATCCGTCCACGTTTAATGTGACTAACGATGCACAGCTTCTTTCCGGCTACAGTCTTATTTAGCAAATGCAGAGTTCAGTTATTCACAAACCGGAATGGAAAATAAAGAAATTGTTGAAAATTATCGTCATCGCCTATTTAACGATGATATTTAACCTCTTGTTTATTTCTTGTTTAATATATAATATGTAGATGGGGGACGAAATGACAAATCATGGGGGACGTTTTGACAAGTCATGGGGGACGTTTTGACGACCCTATGGGGGACAAAAAGACAAGCCACGGGGGACAGAATGCATTGACTTGTCCCCCAATCTGTGATATACTGCTTTTAGGCTAGAAAAGGAGGCGAACAGATGCAAAAAATATCCGACAACAACCTTGTCGAAAAAAGCAAATCTCTTGTGTGGGCAAAGTTCAGGGACTACACGGCAGGCGAGCTCCGGTTGCTAGAGGTTTACTTGTCAAGAATAAATCCAAGAGACCCAAACAGCAGCCGTGTGGAGTTCTCGTTGGCAGAGTACAGAGACCTGCTCGGACTGAAAAGCCTTGATGCACGAAGGATTGAGCCGCAAATCAAGCACTTTTTGGGCAATACGGTGTCGATTCCCATTGACAAAGAGAAGGGGACGTTTGAGAGCTTTGTCCTTTTCACAAGGGCAAAACTGGACTATGTGCCGGAAACAAGGTCTTATGTTGTGGCAATCACTTGCAACCCTGACCTTCGACCCATCTTTTTTGATATTGCCGAAAGCGGCTATGTTCGGTATCGGCTGCGTTACACGTCACGGATGAAATCACAATACAGCATTCTGCTTTACTCGATTCTTCGTGACTGGTTGAACATGGACAGCAAACCGCATGAAATCAGTCTGAAGAAGTTGAGAGAGCAGCTCGGAGCAATGGAAGCCAGCTACGATGTTTATAAGAACCTTCGCAAGCGAGTGCTTGACGTTGCAGTGGATGAAATCAATGCTGTGTCTGACATTGTTGTGACCTATGAACCAGTCCTTGTGGCGCGAAAGGCTGTGGCAGTCAAGTTTAAGCCCAAAATTAAAGCGTCTGAAACGCTGATTGAAGCTCAGGCAAGCGAAGTATCTACCGAACCTCAAAAAGCCGCCAGAAAGCCCCGCAGAAGCGGATACGAGGACTTCGACTGGTCTGTGTGCGATGAACTGGAAAAGCAGGATTGCATTGACGTGGCGAAGGTAGTTGAGAAGTGGATGAAGAAAGAACATCCTGAAATCAAGCTGCCAAAACGCAGAGAAGCGGTTTACGACACGGTAAAGGCTGCGTATAAGGATATTTTGTCTTTGGACAGGTCTCCGTTCCCTGACAGGCCTGTTGGCTATCTGATTAGAAGCGTGGACAAGGCAGGTATCGTAGACAGGTATATGCCAGCGTTCTATTCCATTGACGCATTGCAAAAGTAGTCAGATACAGCACATTGAGCAGATGATGCAGAAAGGAGAAGGTATGAGACTGATTGATGCAGACAAGCTAAGAGATTATCTGCAAAACCATTACAACGAAGTGGAAGCACTTCATCGTCCGAATGACAGCGAGTATCTTTGTGGAATTGGGACTTGTCTTGATTCTATTGACGCAGATAGCTTTGAAGTGCCAGACAGCTATCCAGCTTGGATAAGCGTAAAGAATCAGTTGCCAGAAGAATTGGAAAACGTAATTGTTTTTACGGAAGGGTACGTTGATGTTGGGTATTTAACCGAAGACAGATTCGGAAAAAGGCAATGGAAAACAGATTCTCTCGATGAATGGGGGGATAGAGAAGTCCTTGAAGACGTAACTCATTGGATGCCTTTACCAAAACCACCGAAAGAATAAAGAAAGAGTGATAAAATGGCAAAAATCATAGCTGTCGCCAACCAGAAGGGCGGCACAGGAAAGACCACAACAAGCACCTGTCTGGCTGGTGCGTTACAGTTGCTTGGCAAGAAAGTTTTGCTGGTGGACTGCGATGCCCAGTGCAATGCAACGGACACCTACGGAGCACAGACAGAGGACGTATGCACCCTGTTTGATGTGATGACCCGGCAAGGCACGGTCGAAGAAGGAATCCAGCACTGTGAAGCTGGTGACATTCTGCCCTCTGACAACGCATTGAAGGACATTGACGAGCAACTTGTCCGGGACATGGGCAAGAACTTCCGGTTGCGAGAAGCCCTTGAAAGCGTATCTGGGCAGTACGATTACATTGTGCTGGACACTCCCCCGCAGCTTGGTCTTGCGCTTGTGAACGCGCTGATCGCTGCCAACAGCATCATCGTTCCCATCACGGCAGACCGATACGCACTGGCTGGCTTGAGCCAGCTTTCGCAGACCATCGGCGATGTTCGCAGATACTTCAATCCGACTTTGAAGATTGAAGGTCTGCTTCTGAACCAGTACAAGAGCCGTGAGAACCTGTCCAAAGAGGTTGTGGAGCAACTTCCTGTGATTGCACAGAGCATGGGAACAACCCTGCTGGACGTGAAGATTAGACCGTCTATGGGCGTTCGTAAGGCACAGGCAGAGCGTCACAGCCTGTTTAGCGGGGATACGGCAAAGAGTACCAGCGCAGAGGATTTCAAGGCGTTGGCGCAGAAAATTGTAGAGGGGGAAGAAAAATGAGCGATTTGTACCCACATCTTTTGAATGCAACTTGTGTTGATGACACGGAGCAAGTCTACGTTATCAATTTTGGTTTTTCATTTAATGACCTTTCCGATAAAGAGAAAGAAATGGCGTTTCATTCTCAGTGGTATCTAGCTGAAAAGTATTGCAAAAAGTGGCAGAAAGAACTTGCAAATAATCAATGGGCAAAATCAGAAGATAAAATGCCAGATGAACTAAACCCATACGTTATCGGGTTTAGCAAAGACGAATACGATGTAGAAATTGTAAGCTATGAAGAAGATTTTAAGGAATGGCGGGACAAAAGCGGAAAGCCGCATAATATAACTCACTGGATGCCGTTGCCGACCGTTCCTGACCTTGATGAAGATTGGGAGGAAGAGGAATGAAATCAACCAGCAAAAAATCCTCAGGCTTGCTTGGCGGGTTTGATTTCCAGCCTATTTTTTCGGAACAGACATTAAGCCGAAGTGAGCCAAAGGAAGAAGAAGTAAGCCAAGCAAAGCCGAACGAAGCCGAACAAGCATCGATTAAGCGCAGTGAAGCCACAGACAGCCATGCACAGCCTAATGAAGCACAATTAAGCGGTATTAAGCCGAAGCAAGCCAAAGACAGCGAAACACAGCCAAACAATGCCGTAGCCAGCGAAAGTAGGCCAAAGAAGTTGAAACAGGCGAAGGAAGTTCAACGTATTATCGAACAAGGCGATATATCCGGCGCACTTGCCGAAGCTGGTTTGACAAAGAAAAAAATCCCGATGCCGGAATCGCATCAGGGCGTTGCAAGCGGTGATGGCAAGCGTTCAAAGCGCATTACCATCCTTATGAGCGAGGAAGAACGTAAGTACATCAACCGTGAAGCCAGACGGCACGGAATGACGATTGGACAGTTCGTGTACGCTCTGGCGGTTGCGGCGGCAGAGGGGAAGATTGAATTGGAGGATTTCTTAGATGAATGATAGCGAGCGACGCCTTATTCGATTTGTTTGCGATGGCGATATGCGAAACGCGCAAAAAGCCGTTAAAATCATTTTGAATTCTATATCATCCAAAAAAGATGAGCAGTTCAAAGAAAATATGTTTCGCAAGTTGGAAAGCAAAAGAGAATTTATTGAATTGCCATATAACTTACAGCATCTTTTGATCGCAGAGGATACGGAAGAATTTCCAGAAGCAAGATTCCTTCTTAGGAACGAAGAAAAAAGTATAACGCAGAAAATCGTTGCTATTTATCGAGCATCTGAAAAATTGAACGAAATGGGAATTCCTTATTTGCCAGCATTGATGCTTTATGGGCAAAGCGGATGCGGAAAAACCATGTTGGCTAGGTATATTGCGCATAAAGCAAAACTTCCGTTTTTAAGGATTCAATTTTCAAGTCTAGTTGATTCGCACTTGGGGCAAACACAATCTAACCTCGCAAGAATTTTTGATTATGTAAGAACTGCTCCTTGCGTTCTTTGTTTTGATGAAATAGATGCGGTCGGAATGGCTCGTGGGCAAAAAGATGACGTTGGAGAAATGAACCGTGTGGTTATTGCGATTATGCAGGAAATGGATAGATTGCCGAACAATGTCATTATTATCGGAACGACAAACCGATTTGATAGGCTTGACCCTGCACTTATAAGAAGATTTCCGTTGCAATACGAATTAAAGCCGTTGTGCCGTGCGGATGCAGAAATACTTTCTAAAAGGTTCTTTGAATATGCAGGAGTGCAATATGAAAACATAGCTTATGAAGATAATGTCCCTGCATCTACGGTTATCAAAGAATGTACAGAACGAATTGTAAATCAAGTTATGAATGAAGAGGATTTCTCGGAGGGTTGATCTATGATTGCTTATACAATAGCTGTCGAACACATCTTTTGCTTCAAACAGGTACGTCCGGCCGATAATGTCATAGACCTTCGCCACGTCCTCGCCTGTTTTCATTTTGCCCATCATGGCTGCACAGACAGAGCGCAGCTCACCAGAGTATTTGTAGGCATCGAACCGCTTGTCTTGCGGAAGAGCGTCTCTCAGGTTCACCACCGCCTGAAACCAGTCCTCATATACCTGTGCTTCGGTCGGATTCTGCTTTGCATACGCTTTGATGCTGTCAATGATGGCGATACACTGCTTTGGCTGCATAAAAAATAGGCACCCCCTACCTGAAAATGTAAAGAGTGCCTACAACTGCACAAAAATCAAATATTCGGTTTTATTCTCCAGCTTTGAAATTGTAAATCGGCTTAATATGCTTTACAATATCAACGGTTGGAGAGATTGCGTTGATAATTTCCTGCGCTGGCTTATATGCCATCGGGCATTCATCCAACGTGGATTCATCGGCTGACGTAGTATAAATTCCGTTCATCTGCTTTTGGTATTCCTCAACGCTAAATGCTTTTTTAGTCGCTGTTCTGCTATATAGTCTGCCAGCACCATGCGGAGCAGAGAAATTCCAATCAGGATTGCCCTTGCCAACACAGATAAGGCTTCCGTCTCTCATATTAAGAGGAATAATCAGCTTCTCACCCTTTCTAGCGGATACAGAGCCTTTTCGGATAATATCATCCGATTCATCAATATAATTATGAACGGTTTCAAAGAAGGACGCATGGGTCAGCATAGAATTGATTCCAACACCATCTAAAATAGTGTGCATAATTCTTGCTCTGTTCATCCTCGCAAAAGCCTGACAAATCCGCATATCGTTAAGGTAAGAATCGCGTTCTTCACCTTCGAGATAGCAAAGCTCATTCGGAATATCAGGGAACTGAACATCCAATTCTTTGATTTTTTGCGAGATTTCTTGTTCACGACCTTGCTCTTTCAGTTCCGTAATCACACGTTCCGTAGCTTCTTTTCTTTTGTTCTTTCCTTTGATATTTGAAATAGCTATATTTTGATGGTACTCCGCTACCTGCTTTCCAAGATTTCGGCTTCCAGTATGGATAACAAGGTACTGGTTTTTTTCTTCATCTTCGTCCAGCTCGATAAAATGATTGCCGCCGCCCAAAGTACCCATGCTGCGAAGAATCCAGTCAACATTATGTAGGCTATCTTTGCAGTCAAGCTGTCCAAGGAAAGAATCTGACATTTTCTGAGATTCGTGAACATTCATCCCAGCCGGAACTCGTTCTCTGATTACTTTATCTAACTTTTTCGGGTCAATATGTTCAATTCCAAGTTCAGCGACAAGCATTCCGCAGCCAATGTCCACGCCAACAATATTCGGAATGACTTTCTTGCCCAAGTTTGCCGTAAACCCAATTACGCACCCGGAACCAGCATGAACATCTGGCATAATTCGAATTTTGCATCCGTCAACAAAGCTCTGATTACAGAGAGTTAGAATCTGCTCAGATGCCTTATCTTCGATATTGTCTGTGAACACCTTTGCGGACGCATATTTTCCTTTAATCGTTTTCAACTTGTTCTCCTTTCTCATTCGGTTTTATTCTAGGTTGCGAACAATGTCACCTGTTCTGTTCAGCAATCCGATACCATGTCTGGCGGGTCACGCCAAGCTGTTTGGCAGCGTCCGTGACCGTGAGAATACGCTTCTCCACCTGTTCATGGAGAACGTCAAAGAGGTTGCGGTCATACTCGGTGGGCTTGCGGCCTTCCTTGTAATCAGGGCGCTGGCTGGCAATATTCTTACCCTCTTTTGTACGCTCAACAATCATGTCACGCTCAAACTCTGCAAAGGCAAGCATAACATTACGAATCAGTTTTCCGGTCGATGTGTTGTTCATCAGACCCA